ATTGGGTCAATGCTACTTGCCAGTACTGATAACATTTTGTCAACGTCGATGCGGCCATTGCGATCCAGTTGGATTAGTTGGGTCATCTGAGCCAACTTAACCTCCTGGGACTTAGGGTCTGTATTTAGTACATCGTAGTTAATAGTAATATCAAAGTCTGCATCAGGGTTGCCTCGGTCCATTACTTGTGGGTCAGGGATTCCAGTTACACGAAAGAATATCTCGTCTGGTCCAAAACGTTGGAAGCAACGATAAGCCATACGCATAACCTCTGCATTGTGCTGCAAGAACTTGTCCACTAGGAACTGCTTACGTACACTAGAGATCTGAGAGTCTTCGTCTAGTCCGACTAGACGATCTGCCAAACTTTCTAGGGTCTGTTCAATTTCAATAGATCCAACAGGCGCAGGTGGCACAGGTGCAAAGTCCAGATCACCCTTACGACGATAAGGAATCATACGACCTGGACCCCAGTCACTAGGTGCCTGTCCTACTGGGTGCAGGATAGGGGGTAGGGTAGATAAGCTGTTGCGATCAATTCTTGAGTCACGCTCTACCTTAACCTGATTCTGAATACCACGAAGAATATCTGGAACAGTAGTTGTATCGTACAGACGTTTGCTGTCTTCTGACAGCTTGGTGACTACAACTGGGTAGTCCTCATAGCCATTTAATAGTTCACGCTTTGCGTAAGCTGGTGCTTCGTCGTTTATTCCAGTGTAATCCTTGTGGAATACTGTGCAATAAATCCCCTCGGAACCATCTTCAGGATCGACCAGCCGCTGGTACGCATACACGATTTCTATTAGTTCATGTGCCTCGTAGGCGTTATCGGTCAAGCTAGTACTGCGGCGGCCTTCCTGTTCTCTTTCAATGCTGTCTATATTAACACCCCTGAAATGATCAATTATGTAATCAACAAAATCAGCGTCCCATCCTGCTGTAGCTACTTTGTTTTCTAATTCTTGTGCTGTATAGTAAGTCTTCCAAAAGCAATAGGGTGCACGCTGTGGATCAGTAACATAAGGAGGAAAAAAGAAATCTCCATCTGGTGCTAAAGTTTTAATCTCTGGTGCATTAACCTGACGACGTACAGTTGGAAGCTCTGCTTCTCCTAGTTTGCGTAGATCCTTTAATGCTTTCCTTGCTCTTTTTTCTGTTACCCCATCAAAGATGTTTTGAAGCATAAACACTAGTTCATCGTCATTTTCACCTGACTTGACTGCACCGAAAATATTTGGGTCCATCTCTGCAATCTGCTCAAGTGTTAACTTCTGTAGGAACTGACGGTCCTCCATGTGCCATCCTACATAAGTAATAAGTAGCCCACGCTCTAGCAAGTAGTTAGCACCTAATTCCATTTCACGCTTGTAGCGAGGAATGTACCCACTGGTGACCATCCACTTCAGAAAAGAAGATACAATCTCTGCACGAGCAATGTCGTTGGACTCCACTGGGTAGGCACGTATGTTCGACCGATTAAGCGAAGACATGAACAGTGATACGAGTCGTGTAATTCTTTCGTCAATTACGTGGCTCTCTACGTCTGATGCTCCCTCCCAAGGAAATGCATCTGCACCATGCTTGCGGTGATCACGGCTTTTGCCTGGCCACCAATTGCGACGGTCGTCGTAACTAGTACGGCACAAATCAAAATAAGCTTCTAGCTCATTAACTGTTTGGTCGTATGCGTTGCACAACGCATTAATATCTGGAGAGGCATCGACGTACGTCAAGGCTTCAAAGTTCGATTTATTTTGCATTTATCTTTTTATAAACTGATTTAGTAACTTCGTGGACGTATCCCTTGTATGTACCAATTCTATCACATAATTCTTGTGGACGCATAGGAGTACTTAGTTGATGCCTTACGTGTCGATTTAGATACTCCCAGCCAGCAAGTCTATTAATCTGTTCTTCGATCCATTCTGGATCTAAAGTAATATCATCTTCATTTGACATATCGATAAGAGGTCCCCGTGTCGTCAGTGATAGCTTCTACGTTAATATTTTTTCCAGGAGTAAAGTGATCCTCAAACTTGCGAGGAATTACTGCTGGGACTTTCTTCTGTATCTCCCTGATATACACGTAGATATAACTTCTATTTGGTGCTTTCGAGTGCACTACTGCACGATAGATCTTAGGCGTAAGCTCTGGAATATCGATAGCCCTATCTAGCATTAGCTGACCCTCTTCGTTAATCCAACTGGCGTAGCCAGTTCCAGTTACTGTATCCTCTGGTAATTTATCTTTTATTAATTCTAGAAGGTAATCTAGGTCTAGATTATAATTTACTGCAATTGTTTTTATTCTTTTTTTGGGCATATTAATATCCTCCTTTATTTGTTCTTGTTACTTGCATTGATGAATCAGTCATAAAGTCTGGACCTTCTCCACCGTTGGACATCCGCAGGTAACGGATTACGTCAAAGAAATCCTTTAGTGCTTCCTCTGGCTTACCGCCTGCGTTGTAGTTAATAAGACTGTCAATAAGATTACCGCAGTCCTTGTGTATGTAGCATAGTGGTCTATTGGATAGGTCTACCGCTACGTTGGGGTTATAGTTAAACCAATCGTCTAGGGCAGTAATTCCTTGTTCTTCCATTACCCCGCTAGATGGTATAAAGCTTAGACCAAAGTCATAGAAGGATGTAAAGAGATCATCGTTGTTTTCATTTTCCTTAGCAAAGAAACGGGAGTCCCCGATTCTCTCAGTGACCTCAATGCCTAAGTCTTCTTCAATCTCTTCAAAGAGTTCGCAGTATCCCTCGACGTTTAGTCCTACCTTCTTAGATGCAGGACCGTATCTCCACTTGGGATCACCAAAGATAGCCCACTCCCCGAATGTATCACGGTCTGGCCATTCTTTACGAATGAACACCTGGCCGTCTTCGTTTACCCCAGCCCAGATGCAGGTGTAGTTCCTTGCCCCAGCTGGGTCAACTACTTGATAACAGGTGAACTCATTCTTGTCTGAGATGTCTGGAAAATAAAACCCGTATTTATTTGGCTCTTCAGATAGTACATTTACTTCTGTGTTGAAGTAAGGAAGCAAAGCATTTGCTGATTTAACTGGTACGCCGTAGGCACGTACCATGATTTCCGAATCAGGCTGGTTTACTAGATCCTTGGCTATACGGTCGTAACCACCAAAAGGATTTTCATCTGAGTGCAGGTACACAACTCGTGCGTCCCGATTGGGACTGTACTGCTCAATGGGTACTGCTTTATTGTTCAGTAGTTTAGCTGGACGGGTCTTTAATGTTTCAGCGTTCTTTAGGTATTCAGATATAAATGGCGTATAGCCATCGATAGGTGTAAAGCCGATAAGCATCTTGGAGTCACGGGTAGCCAAACGGAAGCGCAGGGTGTTGACCAGTGCAGCGTCACCTAAGTACTCGTCAAGCCAGGCCCCGATATTTAAACCTACTGGCTTCTTGAAGCCGAACTCAAAACCCTCAAGGATCGTCTGGTTGTTACTGTACTGTGTGTACGTCTTAAAGTCTACACGTGTCCTAGTATCTGGAAAGATAAACGAAGATGCAGTAAATCCATTCTGCATAGAGAAGTTAATGTAGCCATCTATACTCTTTGTCTTACGCTTGAACTCCTTAGGCATCATCTCCCAGACTGCGGCCTGCTGAACCTTAATGGAAGTATCTGCATTCTGAGAGAAGCATACAATATGACCGTCCATACTTTCGGTGACGGCCTCCATTAGCATCTTGGCGCAGCCAGTAGTCTTACCTGATCTGTTACCACCCAATGCTAGGACTTCATTGTTTGTACGTAATCCCTTACGTATGCGGTCCCATCCAGCTAAATCAAAGCCGTATCGTATAGGGTCTTCCTCTGCTGCTTGTATCCGTCCTTCGTGCGCATCGTGCAGCGCAACTAGCAGCTTAGGGTCCTGCTCTCCTAGCAGGACTATCTCCTCGTCCGTAGGAGGCCGAATGATTGGGTGCTCTGTAAAATTAATTGTCATTGCATTCAACTAGTATAATGAAAAATAATAGTGGCCATATAAGTGCCCAGATTATATAGAAAATTATATCCATTGGTTGTCGTCAAAATCTACCTCATCAAGTAATTCAGTTCCCTTGAGGTCTTGCATGTGTTCATTTAAACTAGCGACAATACCTGCGCAAGCAAATGGATTGTCATAAGCAAATTCTAATTCCATTTCATCTGAGTGCACAACAGCTACTACGTAGTTCTCATAGTGCTCTCCTAGAATAGCTTTTACTTCTTCTAAAGGATTCATTTTTTATTTTTGGGTTGTTCAGTTTTCGGGGATGATGGTTTCTTACTCCAGTCAATATCATCGTAGTTCTTACGCTGCTTATC